CCAGTAGCAGTACGTTCCGTTTTATTTTTAATATACCTCTTACTCATTGGACCAAATGATTCACGTTGAAGTGGGCTATCTAATAATACAGCATCTCTAACTTCTATCCAAAAGTTATCATCATTATTGGTTATGGGGTAGAATGTAGTAGTAACTCCGTTTTCAGCCGTACTTTTTGGATACGGTATATCTGATACAGTTTCACCTACTCTAGGATTATTATTAAAATCAATACCAATTATGGGAATTATTTCATTTTCTCCAAAATTTAAAACCAATTCATCTTTATAAGGTAATGGTGTGGTTGGGTTTATAGCTGAGTATAAATCACCAAATGAATTACCACCATCTACCGATAATTCGATTTCAGTTCGGTCTGATGAAATCCTATGTATATCTACGAAGTCAGTTAATGTATCAACAAAATTATATACAATACTGTAATAACCCTTTTGTATATCAGCTAACCTTACATCATACTCTGGGTTTATTAATATATCATAAGTTGATTTAGTTTCAGTATCAGTTGATGGTATCCAATTTAAAGATTCCTCAGTCGATGATAATAAAATATCACCCGAATAAACGTGCTTCTCAACCTTAGCAAATACTAAATCATCCGATGGGATTGATGTAGTAGTTTTACCCATTCGAATTGTATCACTCTTTGAATACACTTGAGTGTGTTCAACTGGTACTTTTGATGTCGTTAATATATTTTTATTTTCAAATCTATCTATTGCCATATTAACCTCTTCTATTATCTCTTCTATCGTCTCTTCGATTTTCCGATGATTGATGTGATGTTGTATTATATCTACTTGCTGCTACACTTGAACCAGCACTCATAGTGATTTCGGGTGCCTCACTAACCACATTAGTGGGTTGTGTATTATATACCTCACCCTCATCTGATACTTCAATTTCCCAAACACTCGTTTCACTTCGTATGAACTGACCCGTTGGTGCTGATGACTTACCTTGTAATTGCCACTCATCATATGCAATCATATCTTCATTTTTAATAACAATATCACTTTGTAATGTCATTGATTTATAATCAGTAGTTGCGTTGGTTGTTTCATACGATTCCCCCATATGGGCTGAATTACCACTTGCTCTGAATCGATGTAACCCTACTGAGTTTTCCACATTCCCAGTTATATTTTGATTTTTAAGGCTAGTCACATATTTCATTTTTAAATCACGACCAGATTCAATAAGCTCAGGGGTGATTAGATATCTACCCGGAGTCACTTGAGTTGGTCCATATACCACTTTTGTAAATTTCAAAGTTTGATATACGGCGTGGTTATGATTTACAGCTGAGTTGTTATTAATTAGATTCGGAAAGTTCAATAACCCCCATACATTCCCATTTGGTGGGGTGTTGTGTGATGTATCTATCATATACCTAGCGCTGAATGTATCAATGAATTCTACCCCATCTTCATCTTCGAAATCAAGCTCAGTATCATCTACAAATGGAGCGCTTGGTGGTACGAACTTATTTAATGCTAAATGAGAACTTCGTATAATATCAAGTTCCAATTCCGGTATCGGTTCAACTAGCATATATGGAGCTGAATGTAACACCTTATTATAATCGGTAATTACAAATGAGGTTCGATGTCCCCCTAATTTTACATACCCATAACTCATTGGAGTTTCTTCAGGTAATGTATATGAGATTATTTGATTAGAAGTGTTACGTCTAATCTCCAATCGTTCTAGCTTTTCAGCTACTATATCTATTGTCTTTTCTGCCATTATCTAACTACTTTAAATACGTTACCATCATAATACGATTTTGTACTTCCATTATCAACTCTAAATTCAAGTTGATAAAATCGTTCAGGTTGAAATGTGTTAAACCAAAAGTCAAAATAATTACCATCAGCATCACAACTCACTTTGGTATATTTTGTATCGAATGGAACTATCACTAAATTTGTTTCTGCATCCCTTATCTGGTAATAAGTAGTTTGTGGTAAATATTTTACATCAGTTAATAGAGATGTTGATGAGAAAGTTCGTTGTGGGAATCTCTCTCTACCAAGCACTCTTATACGAGCTTTTGATGTTTCTTTATATTCTGCCAATAAGTTCTTTGGATATACTATAATGTTAGTAGATACCAATGGTAATAGTGAACCGGTGTTGAATTGTGAATCATCCCATCGAACATCCAATGTTGGAACATAAATAGTATTCGTTTCAGATGAAAAGAATTTAGATGAACCATATCGAGTTGAACCACTCTCTGCGGTTGCTGGTCTTTTTACAATGAACCCATCATTAGGTCTACCACCCGATATCCAATCATTAACATATGATGTAACGTTTACACTTAAATCGGTTGTGTATTTGTTGAATATCTGTGATACATTTGTGTTATCAACTGATGATGTGTACCAAGTTGCACCACCCGATTGTTGATGATATCCAGCAGCAGAAGTTTCTACGGTTGGTAATGAGCCTGATGATGTTATTTTAAAATCATCAATCGAACCAGTCCTACCACCTACGATTGAACCACTTTCAAAGAAAGTATATGCAAATGTATAGTTACCAGATTGTAACGGAGTGAATGTGATACTTTGTGTTGTTGGTGTTGTGAATGATGATGTGAGGTTTGTAATCCCACTTCTCATCTTTATACCATATGGATTATATAGAGCAAATCCGATTTCAGGGAATGTCCCATTATCAATTAAGGTCGTTACTGTGTATTCTAATGTAGAATCTAATATCTTATTAAATGTAGCATCACCGCCACCTATATTACTTGATTCCAATGTTAATTTGGATTCAGATACAGCCATCGTTGGTAACACCCCATTAGTGTTTTTGATAACATTTTTCAATGCAAATCCACCAGTGTTTAATGCGAACGTTTCCCAAGCTACAGTATCACCCTCTATCTCATATACATATACCTCATCAAATGATGCAGTTTTAGTTGGATATAGTGTTTCATTTGCATCAAAGAATGTATATCTAAGTTTATGAACACCACTCATTGTTGATGTTAATTGAAATGATTGAGTAGCAGGCTGTGTCATTGTAAAACTTTCATAGTTCCCAAACGCACCATCAGTTTTTACAACACCAGTCGGGTCTTCAAGTCTAAACTGAACATCAGTAAAGGTACCTGGATCCAATTGGAATTGTAATCCGTATGTTTTGTTTTCTTCTAATTGAGCTGGGAATACTAATGTTGTTCCGGAGAATTGCGATGCTGATATAATTAATTTATCATCTTGTACAAACGCAAATGGGGGATTACCCGCCATATCATTAATTGACTCGGTTAAATAAGCCGAACCAGTCGATACAGTACCAAACCCTTCATATAAAATAATACCATCGAGTGGTACTCCTCGGTCGGATACCTCATTAAATACACTCGGATTAGTTATGTTCCATTTAGTATTACCAGTCCTATATACCCAACTTGCGCCATCGTTCGAGTGTGGGTTGTAATTATATTGACCAACACCACCATCCCAACTTTGTGATATAGGGAATACCTCCAAGCTATACTCAGCATTTACTTCCACTTCCTCAACTGATGTTAGGTTAAGGTAGAATTCAGTATCACCACTACCGGATATCGAACCATTCACAATTGATTGTGATATGGCGCTTATATCAAATTTAGAAAGTATCCGACTGTTACCAACCCAGTTATTAGTAATCGGATTAAATATCTTAGATACTTCTAATATCTGGTCACCTCCAGTATTTTGGTTTGTACGAGAGCGTTCCTCGTATATGGTAGTATCTTTTTGTGCGTATGTTCTATATATCATTATTTATCTCCTTAGAATGATTGGGTAATAACCTGTCCTCTAATATCACTATTAGGGAATTTAATTTCAAATATTGATGGGTCTTTCGGTGGGTATATAATACCACCCTTAGTTGCGTTTTTGGTACTATATTTATTAGGTGCATAATTACCATTAAATTTACAGTATATTTGCAATCCACCATTACCCTCTTTATCGGGTCTTGGTACACTCTGTACACCATCAACTTTATCTAATAATACATAAACCTTAGATAAATTAATTGGTTCATTAATTCTCCAATTGTCAATATTAAAATAATCCTTTAATGCTGCTATACTTCTCAATAGAACTTCATTAGAATTATATTCAGGTAATACTGTTATTTCAAAATCAATTCCTAAATTAACAATATGTGCATCTTTAATATTAACTGCATCAGTTAACATTCTGTAATATGATATGTAATTTCTAAGATTAGTTTTAGTTGCTTTATTTAATGGTACTACCTTTTTCTGATTATTATACCCCATTGTATATAAATTCAATGCTAATGGGTTTGGAATCTCTTCTGATAATGTTGTACCATCTTTCTTCTTAGTTTCCATTTGATAATCTTGTGCTAAGTATGCTTTTGCTACCGAACCAAATTGTGGTGGTAATGCGTAACATCTCATTACATAATCTTCTCTAGTAACCGTTCTATTTTGAGCTGCGAACCACGCCATTGCGTTGTTACGAATTTCATCCATCGATTCTTCACTCCTCCCACCAATTGCGGCTTCAGGGTTTGATACTGCCAATGAACCTTTTATAAATCGTAATAAATCTTTATCTAAATTAATTTCATTGGCAACTTCTTTAGATGCCCCTAAAATATTTACCAAATCCTTCGCAGGTACATTATCAATTAAACCATTACCAATTAAATATTTAACTGTAAGTGTAGTATTTGATGGAGCAACTCCGTATGTTTTAGTATATAGGAAATTTGATGGGTCAATTCCTTGGTCAATATCACCAACAACATTATATAATGATGAACCCACATTATCTGGATTGGGAATAATTTCCTCATCTGCATTTGATGATATACCAGCTCCAAATTGTATAACCATTGTTTTTTCATCTTCGAATTTAGTTATAAATCGTTTTGGAACTCTATTCAATGATAATAGATATGGAGTATCACTATTGAATTGACTCATATCATTTGAGTTATCTTCGTTGTTTTCTATTTGCTCAAACACAGTATCCTGTGCTAAGAACGGTACATTAGTCCAAACATCACCATCTTCATCTTTAATAGAAGTTACTCTGATAATTTTAGGTTCTTCTAATTTTATCTTATCGTATATTTTTGGAGAACCAAATTCATACGTTGCTGTTTTAGTTTTACCACTTGAAGCTTTTACCTTTTTCTTTAAAAGATAATATACAGGCTCATTAGTGGATTCATCAATTTGATATACCGATACTTCAGTTGGTTCAAACGATGATGAAAATCCGAAATTAATTTGAGATACTGTATTGAACTCAACATCCGAGAATTCAGTAGAACCGATTTGCATCCCTTTATCAACCGTCATTGCGTATGAGTAATCGGGTCTAACATCATCACCACTACCCATTGCTGGGATTAGTTGGAACACGTCCATTACAGTAGCGGCAGGTGTTACGTTTTTTGGTTTATACCCATATGCGGATGCAAGGTTAAATAGATTTGGTTTTTCCTCTGCTGTAGTTAATAGAGATTCTCTTAATTGAACATCGGTATAGAATGAAAGAACATCACCTACATACGATGCCATTTCTATAAACATCATACCAGGTGATGATTCGTTAAAATCAGTATGAGTTTCTGGAAAGTAATTCTTTGAAAAATCAATTAATGTTTTTCTTAATTCTCCGAAATCTTTACCGATTAATGATACATCCTTTTGGACTATATCCGTTTTATTTGCTTTTGCCATAATTGTTTACCTATTATTGTATAGAACCTACACCTGCTGAATCTATAAATATTATTATTTCCTGGTTTGCACCCTCTTCTGATATTTTAAATTTCAATGATATACTTACATAGTTCCTATCAGGTTGGAATTCTACGTTAATCTTACTGATGATTATATATGGTAACCAATATTCAATATCCTCTGCTAATGAAGTTTCCATTTGACCGGCTAACCCAGATTCAATTGGCTCAAACATTAAGGTATATACATCTGCACCGAACAACGGTTGGAACGGACGTTCACCCTTTCGGGTTAATAATAAGTTCTTTAAGTTAGAAATAACCTGCTCTTCAGTTGTATAACTCTGAGCAAATACACCTTTAACTTTACCGAATGGTAATTTAATACCAACGGCTACATCCTTTTGAAAATCATTAGGATTGATTTTAAATTCCTTACGTTGCTTAGCCATTTACTACTTCCCCTTTTTAGCGTTAATGTTTTTCATTAATGCTGAGTAATCTTTTGTTAATGCAGCGCCAACTGCAGCAACCTGTGCATTGTTAGTATCAACCGGTCTACCATCTATATCAGTAGTTGGCATCATATTCGATTGAGCATCACCATACCCAATTGCTTCTTGCATTCCAGCTCTATAATTAAACCCTTGAGATTGATTCTGTTTGAATGTACCTTCCATAGTTTTCCATTCACCCTCATCTGCGGTTTCATTTAATATAGAATTTAACATTGAGTTTTTGGTATATTCAGTTTGCTTCTTTTCTACTATAGTAGTTGGAGCGGCACCTAAAATATGAGATACATCCAATGGGTCTACCTCTTTAGTTTTACGAGTAATAACGTGGGGAGTTTTACGAACCTCCTTAATAATAGGCTTAGAGTTTAATTTAACCTCTTTTAATAACGGTTTTAGTTCCTCTCGTACTACCTTTCTTACGATTAATTCTAATAGTTGTGCTAATTCTTTTGCTTTCATTTGTTTTACTTTTATATAAATATTAAAAACTTTTGTTTTACACCATGCCAAGCCACATAGATGGTAATGGAAATGGTGGGCCCGGTGTTGTTGGTGTTCCGGGTATGACTGTTGCTGTTTGTAAACCACCAACCATCGATAGGTGGTTTATGAATGCAGTTGATAATTTCGTAGCGAATGGTATCCCATATGGCTGATTTACGGATGTATGTGTAAATGCGTTCAATAAATCAGATTGTAGCGCTGGGATTACTCCTCCATTGTTTATGATATGTGATATTGGGATTGGTACTCCGGCCGTTCCAGTTGATGTTGTCATATTAATTGGGTGAAATGGCATTGGGTTCATTGTTGCTGATAACCAATATGTTGATATTTGCGTTGCCCAATCCATAAAATGGATTAGTTGAGGATTTCCCTCTGAATTTCTAATATCATCAAATACCCTTTCTATTGCCATTTTAATAGGAGTATATGGAGCTTGAACCATTACACCATTCATATGAAGGGATGTAGTGGCAGCCTTTACTGCATTATGATATTCAGATGCAATCTTCTCCGCCGTTTCATCGTGGGATTTCCCCTCAGATGAATCATTAAGATATTCACCAACGGATGATATGAATGTGGGCCATATTACTGCCATTATGCTATCCCCAATGATGATTCCGATGGATACGGAGATGATTGATGTGATACTGATGCCATTAATTGTCGTGTACTTTTTCCGAATTTCTTTTGAAAGTGTGGTTTATCTTTGAAACTAGTCCAATCACCACCCCACTCAAATCCATACTTCTTACCGATTTGTCCTAATTTTGCGTAATCAGGCCCTTTCCATACTACGCCACCATTTTTAATTAGTACCACATCAAATGCTAACCCATAATTATGATAGGATGAACCACCCCTAGCGTTGGTTACAATACCACCAGCCGTAGTTCTACCTTTAGCGTATAATTTATTCTGCTCTTCGATTGTTCGTAATGCTTGTGATACTCTGAAATTCATGCCAGCCGCAGCTGCTTCATTAATCATATTTGCAGCATCACATCTAATGATTGGGTGTAATTTTAATATTCTCTTATCCGTATATTTAGTATCCCATGTTGGTGGAATCCCACCCTCACATACAGAATCACTTAACCCAATTGTAGGGTCAAGCCCACCTGTATCATCACCACCCATTGCATCAGAGGTTGGTGTGAATGGGTTTGCTGAACCCGCGTTTGAATTAGAATCATTACCACTTTTAGTAGATGTTCGAGGACCTCGACCCGATTGGGATGAACCCCCATTAGATGAACCCCCATTAGATGAACCACCACCGGAACCAGCCGATGGGGTTGGGGATTCATTAGAACCACCACCCATTGATTGAAATTCACTAAGTAGCTTTGCAACATCTGCTGCGTTTGTGGCAGGCCCAGTTGGACCTACGCCAGTAGCATATGTTGCTTTAGCTGATGTTAAATCTGAAAGTTGTTGTATTAATCCCTCTATGATTGTGAACATTTTATCCATATCCATTGCCCAACCCGGAGTTGCTACGGCAACTGATTTAGCACCACTTAATACAACCCAATCAGTTTTGGAGTTTAATACAAGTCGGTCTGAATTTAATATTATTGTTGGAGTATCGAAATCAGCTTGTGATTTGATATCAGATGGGATTTTATTTGATACCCCTAATTTAATTTTTTGAGATGAGGTTAACCATATAGATGATTTATCTGCGGTTATATCCTCAATAGTAAATTTATTATAACTTCCAGCAGAACCACGCCCATTGGATAGAATTGTAATTGGGTCATTAGTTGTTGATGCCGACCAAGAAGGGTCTAGCGTACCACCCGAACCTTTGGGAGAGTATCCGAATCGAAGAGAATGTCCGAATCTACCTTCAATTAATATATCACCTAAGAATGGCTGTAATGAACCCACATCATCACGCTCTTCAAACCCATCACCTAAATCAACATCACCATCGGAATTTCCCGATGCGTTTGGATTACCAGCGGCTGTTTTAGAATACCCAGCATCAGATTCACCGGACTTAGTAGCCTTAGAACCAGGAAGTGCATTAGTATGTATGTTGTTTTGAATCCCAACTGAATTCATATAGTAAGTTCGAGTTGTGTTCGAACCACCTGCCGTTTCAGCTGAATCTGATGTCATTAGTATTACGGATTCACCAAGAATAGGTACTCGCTTTATATTGACATCAAGGGGGTATGCCTTCGTAATTGTATTATTACTACCAACTGATGCTGCACTTATTTCGTATATGTTATTTACATCATCATCAACTAAACTATAACTGACTACAGTTGCGTTGGTTATTTTTGTACTAGCCATTTACTCATCTCCCGATTGTAATACATCTATTTTTTCATCAATAGCTTTAGCGTTTGCCATTAATTGTTTTTTCTCTTCTTCTGATAAACCTAAACCACCACCATCATCGGAGTTTGCATCTTTCATCATTCTCTGAACGATTGCGGCAAGTTTAACTATTTGTTCATCATTTCTAATGGAAACTTCCATATACTCTTTTATTAACGGCACGACAATAGTAGCATCATTAATGTTTTTAACTAACGGTTCGAGTTGAGCTATTAGTAATTTCAGTTGCCTATCTTTCTTTTTAGAATTGTGATATACATCCGACATTATATCTGCAAATGTCTTACCTTTAAATAATTCAGTATCCTTATCCATTTTTCTCCTTCAACGTATGTGTTACTGATAAATATCCATTTTTATTATACTCTTCAAATAATTCAGCGTATAATCCTTTTAATTTACCAACCACCTTAGTTATGTATTGTGTATGAACGCCTGTACGTTCTCTTATAAGTATGTACAATGCCTTCTTATTGTACGAATATAAATCAGCACGTGTTCTAAATAACTCGTTTATTGCATCTGCAATTGCACGGTCTCTATCTTTAGTGAATAATTCATATAAATGATAATCAATATACTCAACGAAGTAATCCATAAAATCGGATTTAGTTTCCTTCATTGCCTCACTTACTACTTCATTGATAATATTTCTGGATGAATCAACTGCTGTTAAGTCATCTCTCGATTTCATTCTAGCGTAGTTAGCGTTGTTCTCATTAAATAAATAGTTACGAGCTACTACTGTAAAGTATGAAAATGCCCTACCGTTATCCCCATTGAACCTATCAATCTTTTCATTTAAGAATGCTACTACATTTGCTTTGATATCCTCATATGGGTCATTAAAGTAGTACGTCTTATAAGTATGAATTACGTTTTCTGATAATTTATCAAATGGGTAGTGAATAAATCTGTTGTAGATTTTATTCTTAAGTCTATCATCATCACAATTATTATACGCATTAATAGCGATTTCAGTTATTTGTGTAAAGTATCTTTTACTTCGTTTCTTTCTGCTCTTCGCCATCTAAGTTATATTCGTTATTTAATAGTTCCATTGCATCTTTAATTTGCTCAAAGATGTATCCACTCTCATCATCTGCTTCAAATGCACCCAATCTATCGATTGATGTCATTCTTAAAAATGCTTTCTTCATTGAAGCGTGTGCTGTTTCAATTAGTGTATCAGTATCATTCAACTCTAGCTCCAGAATCTCATACTTTCGTAATGAGTTCCATAGAGCGTAAGTTATTATTAATATCAATACCACTAAACCTAAAATTATATATTCCATATTATGATTCCTCTATATCACCAAAGATTGATTTGAAATCAACTTTCTCTGGCATTTTAATAGTTTCTAATTTTGTTTTCTTTGCGGGTCTACCACCAACATTCTTTGTTGGCTTTCCACCACTTTGTAATTTCACCCATCTCTCATTTTCAAATCGAGCAGCCATTATATCGGCTTGATGCATTACAAATGGTAGTGATGATTTCAAAGCGTTATCAGCACCATATGCTATAAAGTACGGCTTGTTACCATCATCATATAGCCCATCAGTAAGTTTGATACCTAAGTACTCTACTTCTGAAATTGTTATACCAAAATGATTTAACATCCAAAACGTTCTATCATTAAGATTCATCCAATGCATTTCTGGGTTAGTTTTATATACTTTCCCCTGATTCTCAACATGCCATTGGGAATCGTTTGGGATATACCAACTTTCATCAGCATTCCCAATCTTACCCAAATCATGATGTAATGCGGTAAAGATTACAGTTTCTTTATCATAGTCACCAATCCCTATACCAGCTTCTGAATATAACTCAAACACCTTTACTGCATTAAGAGTAACTCTTAAAACGTGGTCTATATAACCACCAGCAAATGCGTTATGAAAATGTGCAGTTGATGAGGCTGGTGTTAAAACAATCCTATCCTCAAGATGGTCATACATCTTATTAAGGGATTCTAAACGTTCGCCTGTAAACGTTTGATTAATTAACTTACGAAGTTTTTCGTAGTTATCTGCGATTTGTGTTTCATCTAATAAATGTACCATAATTTTTATTTTTTATTTTAAATAATTAATTTTTATTGTTGTTGTGTTTACTATGATTGCTATGATAGTGGTAACTAACTGATTATGAATTAGTTACAACTTCATCTAATATAGAGAACAACTCGCTCTCTCTGTAAATGTTATATGTTTTCTTACCATTCTTATGTTTGAATCCAGTACCATCTAACAATACTACATCTCCAACTTTTACACTCATTGGAATCTGCATCCCAGTATGTGTATATAATCCGATACCAATTGCTACAACAGTCCCTGTCATAGTTGTATCGTTTCCTTGTGGTTTGTATAATCCACCTGATGTTTTATCATCATTTCTTTTTGTAATCTCTACGACTACTCTATCCCCTAAGGGTCTGTAATTTACTTCCATAACTTATATTATTTTATCTATTATTCCTAATTCTAATGCTTCCTCTGCGTTGAGAAAGTAATCATTCTGTTGCTTTTCCATCCACCACTGCTTATCCTTATTTGTACACTCAGCCATAATGTTATTACAATCATCTTCTAATGATTCAGCGAATTTAGCATTTGATTTTAAATCAGATAACTTTCCTACTGCATAAGATGATAATTGATGTACCATTATTTTAGAATGTTTGGATGCTGCTCTAAGACCAGTCCCAGCGGTTAGTAGTAATGCTGCGGCAGACATTGCTGAACCTCTACATACTATGTTTGTTTTGATACCCTCATCTTTTAGTGTTCTGATGTAATCTATTAACCCAAGTGTTTCAACAACATCACCACCGGGTGAGTTAAGTAACATAGTTAATGATTCTAATGATGGGTTAATCTTTTTTAATAATCTCACTTTAGATATAATATCAAATGTTAATCCAGCTGATATCTCATCTTGTACTAATATAAGGTTATCCTTAATATCAATTCCGTAATCTAATTCTCTGAACTCTTGAAACCATTTCTCCGTTCCGTCCTTCATTACCTTATCATAGCTAACATCTACGTTTCCGGCTGTCGTATTACGACTATCATTGTATAAATCACTCATAACAGTTTGTCTTTATTTAATTTGTTATACAAATATACGAAAAATAATCCGAATTACCAAACTTTTTATGATTTATTTCCACCATCACCTTGAGTACCCAATGAATCATTATATTTCCTTGATAACCCACCGTAAACTGTATCCGGCTTATTAGGAGTAACCACATCAGTAACCACTTCGACTTCATCTTGTGTATTATCAATAAGTTCTGCGATTTCATCATCAGTCATATCATCAACCATTCCATTCAGTACCATATCAAGGGCGTGGTCTTCATCGAACTCATCTTCATCTTCATCTTCATCTACATCTTCATCTTCATCTCGTATTGGATTTGGTGGTGTAGTGTTTCCGAAATATTTATTTATTGCAATCACCATTGCTACAGCTAGCGGGTCAAATACAAATACAATTAATAATGTAAACCAATTTACAATCACATCCATCGATTTCCCAGTAATCTTAGATAGGTAACGTAATGGACCAACTTCTGCTGCAACATCATTATTCGATTCCATATCAAGTACTTGAATATCTAATTTTGTAATAGAGTCATTCAATGATTCCATTTTAGTAGATACAATTAATCTCTGAGATTTACTCTCCTTCAATTGTGCTTGTAGAACTCTTCTTGTTGAGGATGAGGTAGTCGTAATGATTTCCCCTGTCTCTTTATCTTTATACTGAATAGTGTTGTTAGAGAGTCCTTTTGATAATTCCGAAATTGATTCGTTCAATTGAATCTTTTCCAACTTATAATCATCTAATGATTCCTGAAACCTACCTTTCTTTAAATCAACTACTGCGATTTGCTTATCCATAATAGTTAATTGGTCTGATGTAATCTGATATGCCGATGTAAGAAATCCATATATCCCAGCTGATGTAATTAACATTAGGATAACAACACCCGTAGTCAGATATCCCTTTAACAGTATTCCAATTTTACTCCAATTGTTATGTAAATAGGAGGCTACTATTAGCTTTGAGAATTCCAGCGCTGATGCCATTATGATTACTTCTGTTTTTGCTCCTGCAAATAATGAGCTTAATCCAATGACTGAATAATAAGCTGCTGAACCTGATAATGTTATTGTGGATATTACCATCAAAACACCGAATCCAGTACGTTTTGTAAAAAAGTTATTAACAATTCCCATATTTTTTTCTATTTTTTAGTTTTACTAACTTTGTAAATGATATGTATATATAAATCTATTATAATTAATAAGCAGAGTTGATAACAACGACAACTTGACTAATAAATATTAAAAATAAAAGAATTAAATAAAAAAACAAGCTAAACCCGATACTATGCGTTAGCACGGATGACTTGTTAAAGCTTAATTTCCACATCTTTCCTTTCTTTCTTTTAATGTTAAAAATCACCTGGAGCAACTTGCATACAAGTTAACCCCATATCTCTCCACATATTCACGACCTTATCTCTATCGTCAAATACACATAGGATATTATTCTTATCAGGGAATAAATCATCGAGCCATCCCTTTTTTAAATCATCATCAGGCATATAAGCCCAATGCTGACCTGTAGGTCTCATCTTTAGAACATTATAAGGAACATCATATTGCTTCAGCCAATCTACAGTTGCTTCCTTAGTAGCTTTACTCCTCCCACTAAGTATAACTATAGTATGACCGGATTCGTTGAGTACCTGAGCCATTTTAATCACCGAGTGGTTAGGCTCATCCAACTTAATATTCTCAGGGTCAAAAAAAGTATTCCAATTTATTTTCCCATTTGGTTTCTCTGATAGGGCTCTCC